TTATTTTGTTTTCCAATATCTGACATCATCTTCTCTTAAATCAATATAGCGAAATTGTTTTTGTTTGATATCGCCATGTGTATAAGGCTTTAATTCGCCATATAAATTATATCTCAATGTCACATCAAGCAATATATTTGCTGGTATCATTTTTCTAACTGTTTTTCTAATTTCCTCTTGTAGCTGTTTTTTAATCAATCTAATTTCAATATGTAAATGATACTCATTATACTGCATATCCACATTCACATTTTCTTTTTCGCAAATGCCCTCCAACCAATCCAATAAATGAAAATAAGTATATGGGCTATGGTGATTCCATAAAAAAAGTATTCTTTGTCTAAAATCCTCTAAACTTTCATATTGTTCTCTTACAATATTTAATAATTTTGCTCGTCTGTTTAATCCTCTTTCTGTTGCTGTAACAATCCACTGGTCAGACTCCAAATTTTGTTTTGCCTGTTTTTCTTCTTCTAATATATCACCCTCTATATTGGATAATATTTGAAATTCTCTTGTATCTCTTACAAAAGGAGGCAAATATTTTTCATACATTTGTTTCATAGTGTCACCACACTTTCTAAAAATGGTATCTCATCATTTTCTAATATATAATTTTGAGTACTGCCATTGATTTTCGTATACTGCACATCAATCACACCTTCCGCATCTAATGCTCTTGACTCCAAATAGCTAATACGAACAGTCAAATACTCCATATCTGCCCATTGTTTTCTTAAATTATTAAAATAATCCTCTATGGAATTTGTAATATCTTCTACAACTTTCGCTCTGTTTGCTGTATCTTTTAAAAGTAATGTCATTTCAATGGTGCAATTTATTTCTTTTGCTGCTTCCACTGTCACTTTATGTCCTACTGGTGCAATACCATAGCCTAATCCTCTTTGCTGAGGGTCTATTGCCTGTTGTATTTTTACAATTTCCCCCTCTATGGGTGCATTAAAATTACCATCCACAACAGTCAATTTTACTGTACCCCCACCATTCCAAACAGGTGTTACTTTTACGCCTCCTACACCTTTTAAAGCCATGACTTTTATTTTATAGTCCTCTATATTTCCTCCAAAAGCATCTGTATTAAAACTGCTATAATATCTTTTTCTAAGGCTTTCATCAGATTCCTCATCTTCTCCCTCTGTAAGCAACTCTATGAGTTCTCCTTTTGCCAATGTTTTTAAATAAGTAATGGGTATCAAATCCCCTAAATATTGATTACCTGCCTCTCCTGCTGTTTCACATTCTAATATGTATTGTCCTTCTGTATCTGTTTTTTCTATTACAACATAATTTAATTCTTCCAAATTAAAACGTGTACCAATGGGTATATTGCAACCTTCTAAATTTTTATCTACAAAATTACCCAAAAAAGTAGCTTTTGTAGCCTCTTTTCTAAAAACGCCTCTTTCCATACATCTCCTAGTCAAATCTTCTTCTGTTGCAGTATCTCCATAAGTACGATTTTCAAGCATATACAAATCGGAATAAAATATAGCTGTTTCTGCTGCATTGGGTGCAATCGCATCAAATATAATACTGCCCTGTCGTCTATCTCTTTTTTGGCTAACCTGTTCTAATTTTCTTTCCATCAATGCTTCATAGCTTTCATACATTAAATATCAACCTGCCTTTCTATTTCCAATGTACCAAATATAGTATGTACTTTAAACTTCACCTCTAAATTACCCTTTCCGCCTCCAAATTTAAAATCTGTTACAGCTTTTATTCTGTCATCTGCGAGTAAAGCGTCCTCAATTCTTTTTTTAATTTCTGGTATCACATAACTTTTTGCTCTACCAAATAAGTCATTTAATTCCATACCATACTCCCAATTATAAATTTCATATTGATATCTTTCTGTAAACAATATTTTAAATACAGCTTGTTTCATTGCCTCCAGTTCTTCCAGTGTTCCTGATACAATTTCTTTTTCTCTCTGCACGCGATAGGTTAATGTTGGTACAGTTTGTATTACAACATTATCATTCATTGTCATTTGTGTCTCCGGTATCAGTTTCATTTTCTGTCATCTCCTTTCCCACTCTGTCAATTACAACATATCTTTGTCCTCCCGTCATTTTTATAAGTATCACTCTTTCTCCTTTTTTAAGCTGTTTTTCCACTATCATTTCATACTGTACCCAATTTTCATCACTGTCTTTTCTTCTCATACTATAATTGATAGTATGTTTTGTTACATTTTGTGAAAGCACTAAAAAAGATTCTGTTAATTCCAGTTTTTGCTCCAGTACAATTTTTAAAGGTTCTGTTTCTGTCACAGTACCATAACAAATATCTGTCAAATTTTCCTGTTGTAAAACATCATAAGCAAGTAACTTCACCGCCTCTAGCATGATTTTCCCCCATTTCTATTGATGTCAATTATATTTTAAAGCTGTTTCCCTTTAGACTTCTTTCTCTTTGTTCGAGCAATTTCTCTGTAATATGTAAAAATAATGTTTCTTCATCAATACTTTGTTTTTGTTGTTCATATTGTATATTTTGACTTTGTTGTTGTTTTTGTTTTTCTTCTAAACTATTTTGAACAATATTTTGTATCACTTCCGTATTGATTGTTTGATACTGTTCATTTTTTTGCATATCACTTTCTTTTTGCCAAATATTTTGTTTTTGATATTGATTAAAAAGCATATTATTTTTTTTGATTGTTTTTTCTGTATATTGTTTTACTGGTACATTATTGCCATGAGTTGATACTACATTATCTCTTATCTGTTGATTTTTAAAAATATTTTCTACATTCCAAAAATGATATTGTTTATTGTCATCTATATCATATTGTAAAAAATCATAATAATATTTCCAAAAATCATATTGTGTTGTACTTTTTTTCATATCATGTATTTTCTGTTTTTCTTTTTGTATATGTTGTTGTTTATTGTAATCATATTGTTGTAATAAAGAATACTCCTGTTTATATGTATTATTTTGCTGATTGATATTTTGTTTTTCTTTTTGCCATATATTTTGTTTTTGATTTTCATTTTTATTTTGTATATGGTATTGCTTTTGTATTTCATATTGTTGTGTTGTTTGATATTGTAATTGCTGTTGTTTTTGTTTTATCTGTTTATTTTGATATTGCTTTTGTTGTGTTTGTTGTTGATACGGTTGATATTGTTTTTCTATTTTCTGATTATCATGATATAAATTATCATTTTTCTGAAAAATATTAACTATATCATTTTGAGTATTATTATTTTGTTTATTGTACTCACCATCACCATGTTGTTTTAATTTTTTCACATTATCATCAAAAATATTGCTTTTAAAATGTTTTTGAATAAATTCATATTGTGTTTTGTTTTGCCATATATTTGTTTTATATTGTTTTTGCTGATACCAGTTCCAAAAAAATTCATATTGTTTTTCTCCTTCCAAAAGTATTTTTTTATAATATGAAAACAACATACATCACCTCTTTTGCTCCAATTCCAAATCTACAACACATTCAACAAACATTCTTTCTATCAAATCCAAATGAAAAAACTGACTTGGCAATATATGAAAATGTCGGAGAACATAGTAAGCATAATCTGCTTCATCTATGCCCTCCTTTATCGCTTTTTTATATCATATTTGATAGTTTGTTTTCTTTCTTCAAAACAATTTTGTTCTCTTACCGTTTTTAAAAGTATCATATACTCTCCCATAGTAAGCATTTCTTTTAACACTTCATCTGCACTATGACAGCCATAACTTTTTAAAAGCTCCTCATCATTCAAATTCGGTACAACAACACAATTTGCGCAAAATCTACCCCAATATTTCTCTATATCTTCTCCTTCTCTTTTTTTCATTTTCTGATGTTCTTTTTCTTTGAGTGCTTTTATTTTCCATGGTATTGGCTGTCTATTTTCTCCAACAAATCTATTTGATATCACAATTTCTTTTTGTTCTGGTAAATATTGTTCTTCTATCAATTTGATTCCTCCATTCTAATATAAAAATCCGATTGATATCCCCCATTAAAAAAGTGATACACACATTTTTCAATGACATACATACCTTTTAAACTAATTTCAGCAAGTTCAGGTAATTCAATAAATATAGAATTGCCTGGTATCAACATCACTTCTCCCGAAATTTGTTTTAATATCAAATTTTTTTTCACACGACATTTTTGTGATAATATGGTATCACCTATTGCTTTTAAATCATATTGTGTCAATCTGTGGTCAACTCTTTGATAATAAAGTAATCTGCCCCATTTTTTGATTTCTTCTTGTTTTTCATCTCTGTAAGATAATTTTTCTGTTTCGAGTCTTCCCGCTTGAAATAGCTGTACACCGTTATAACTATCTTCTGAAATATCAGTCGTATAAACATAATCTTGTATACTGCCATCACATTGCAACACTACATTTTGAACCATATCACTTTTTTGTTTTAATGTAAGTTTTCCACATTCATCATAAAAAAAATATTCTTTTGCCGTTTCTTTTTGTGTTAAATGTAATGCTGTATTTATCATATCCCAAAGTGTCTGCCCTTCTTCAATTCTTTGAGGAATCTGCCAAACGGTATCACAAATTGCGCCTGTTTCCAGTCCATAATCATTTGCAATCATTTGTATCAATTCAGATGCTTTTTTGTTGTAATATACATAAGTATCTTTGTTTTTAATCAAATAAAAAAACTGGTCATATGCTGTTACAGTAATAATTTGTTTTGATGTTCTTGTTTTTTTCATTATCCAGCCCGAAAAAAACAATTTATTATCTGCAAAAAACTGTATTTGATTTCCTTCCACAAACTGCACATTGCCATCTCTTATAATAGAGCATACCAATTTGCCACAGCTTCCCAGTATACTTTTTTCAATTATAATTTCCCCCTGCAATAAATTTGTTGCATTATATATTTTGTCATAATTTTTAATAAGCATTTCAATTTTCATAGTATCACCCCAAACGCAATATTTGTCCTACTTGTATTTTGTTAGGATTTACAATATTATTTTTTTCTGCAATTTCTTTGTATCTGCTACCATCATTGAGCATTGTTTGCGCAATTTTCCAAAGAGAATCCCCTTTTTTGACAACGTAAGTATTAGGAATATCTTTTCCTTCTCTTTTTGCCCCCATTTCTTCCAATACAGTTTGTCCTTGTTTTTGTTCCATTTTGTATGTAACAGAGCTGATTTTTCTATATTCTTTTACATTGATTTCCACCCAAAAATCGCCTTGTTCTCCACCTCTTTCCAGTACAGTATATTTTTCAAATGAAACGTCCATATTACCGCTAAATAATTCTGTACCATCTGCCAATTTTCTAAATACAATTAAGCTCACAGGTTTTTTACTCATTTTATACTGACGAAATTGATTTAAAAAAAATATAGGCTGTTGAAAAACGCCTTCTGTCTGTACAAAACTGTATTGCACAGCAGGCAAAAGTACAGTAAAAGAAATTCTTCTCAAACCGATATCTTTTAATATACTACCCTCTCCTATATTCACCAGTTCTATTTTTTCGCTTTCGCCTTCTACATTTGTTATCATTTCAGAAGGAGCTACGGGCAATAATATCTGCTGTCCATTTTGTTTTAAATAAAATCGATACATAATATTCTCCTTTTTATAGTAATTGTTCTATTATTGTTTTCAATTTTTGATATTCTCCAGGTGTCAGCATTTCCAAAAGGAGTGCTTCTTTTCCAGCAACATGATAGTTGTTTTGTAATGCAACACTATTTAAATCTGGAAATACAACACTTTCTGCTAACACCATTACTTCATAGTCATATTGTTGTATTCCTTTTTGCATCATTCTGCATTTTTTTAATATCATTTCATTTTCTTTTTGCATAAGTGGTTTTATTTCCCATATAATTGCCTTTCCGTTTTCATCACAAAATCTTTCTGAAATCGCTATTTTTTTATGTTGTATATCTTTTCTGTTTTGTTTATAAAATGCCTTCAATGTCATTTTCCTTTCTGTATTTTAAAATAGATAATGCTATGTCCCCCATATCACAATATGGAGGACATCACACATCAAAAAATATCACTCAATTTCAATATTTAAAAATAAATAGAACTTTTTACTTATTGCGCCTGATTCAATTCTTCAAAAACCTCCAGCAAATCTGCATCATTAAATGTAAATTTCAATGTTTCGTCCAATGCTTCTTTCTCCACATCTAATTTTGTAATCAGCATACTGTCAATATTGACACCCTTTAAAAGCACAGTTTGCTTACCTGTTTCACTTGTAGGGTCTTCATTTGTCACAAGCAATTCAAAATAAGTATCTTTTCCATTTTTCATATATTCCAGCATAACCTGTCTGAACAAACTAGAAACATAATATACCTCCATTGTTCCAGTACCCTTCCAGCCACCAGCCTTATGTTGTTTTGATGTCAGCCCCAATATAGGAATTTCAGACTTTGTTTTTTCCACTTTTGCCTCTACATTTTTCGCCTGCATAATTTCATATCGATTACCATTAATGATAGCAAAGCAAGTACCCAATGCACCATTAATGGTATCTTTTGCTCTCAAATAAGCCATATTAAAACCCCCTTAATTTATATAACTTCCACTTTCATATACAATTTTTCCATAGCATCTGTTGGGCGTACTTTTTCATATACCACAACATCTTGTTTTTCTGTTCCCTGTGTAATGATAATATCTTCTGGTACAAATCCCTCTATTGCCTCAATGCTTTCTAATTGTTCATGATATTGTATTAACTCTGCTTTCAGCAAATTGCGTCCAGTGTCATTGTTACTTTGTTTACCTAAATAATACTCACTAAATATTCTTGCAACATCATTTGCAATGCTGTCAAGCACTCTAATCACTCTATTACTTGAGAAATCGCTGTTTTTATTACTTTCAAAAGATGTAAATGTGTTAATATCTCTCAATACTCTAATATCATCGCCATCTTCATAATATAAAAACTCACCTTTTTGCAATCCTTCTACAAATTTAGATTTTTTATATTTTGCTTTTACATGGTATTCGCCATTGTATATTCTGTTTGTAATACTCTGATTGACTTCCGCACCTGCCTGCGCACCTGCTGTCCAATAAACAAGAGCTGTTTTTTGTTCTTCTGTTTCATTTGTAACAGAAATCACGCCCTCAAAATCTGCTTTTGCATAATCAAAAAGCACTGTAACAAATTTCACACCTTCATCATTTCTCATTCTTTTTGTAAATGCAGTAAACAGTCCTTTTGTGACATCATCTTCGCCAGCATAAGCCAAAACACTAAAATTTTCTTTTTCTGCTTCTTCCAAAAAATCAGCATAATCGTTACCAGTTACTTGTTTATTTGTACCACCTGTCAAATTGATTCCTGCACTTACTTCAAGTGTTCCACTTCCGCTAAATGTAACATATGTATTTTGTTTCAATTCTTCTATTGTTTTTACTGTTTGTGTATCCTGCAATATCAAATCTAAATATGTTTTCACATCAAATGCTGTTTCATCATCTACATTTTTAGAAATCACAATTTTAATATCATTTCCTCTTGTACCGCCATATACAGCTTGTATATTGCACTGTCCTATTGTTGCTACTGCCTTTTCTCCGCTGTTGCATCTATAAATCAATGCTTTTTTTGCATATAAAAACAATTCTCTTAGAGGTTTCATTTTTTCATGGATATAGTCATATCCAAATATATTTTGTGATTCTGTTTGAAAATCTTCTGCCTGTACTGCCATCATACCATTTTGTCCCCAATCCAATTCCAATGCAATACAAACCGTACCTCTTTCTCCCAATGTTCCCATAGCTCTGGGTTGTGATACAAAATTGATATATGCTCCTGGTAATATTTTATTTTGTACTAAATAAGTACCTCCTCCTAATGCCATAAATATATCATCCTTTCTTTGCTATTGTTCCTTCTAAATACATTTTTATCATTTTTTCAGCTTCTTTTTTGCTGTAAAGTCTGTTTTCTTTCAATACAGCATTGATTACATCTTTACTACAAATTAAATTTTTACTTTGCAAAAACTGTTGTTTTGTAAATACATTTTGCTCCACTTTATTCCATGCTCCTTTATACAATATTTAATACCCCACAACTTTATCGCCATTATGTTCGAGTCTTTTCATTTTCCGCTCTATAACAATAGGCATAATCTGCACATAATAAACGGCATAAAAGCAAAATCCTTTTTCAGTGATATTGTGGTACATTTTTCCTGATAAAAACTCATTTTCATTTTCCCCCACCAATGACAGCACATCATAAAGCATTTCAGCCTTTTGAGTAGATTGCAATTTTACTCTTTTTTGTGTTTGATTTTTGTATTCTACACAAATTGTAATCCACTGCTCTCGCCTGCCTTTTAGAAGTGGTTTTTGCTCCACAGATTTTATTGTGACACCAAAGCAATTTGCACTTCCCTTTTGAGGGACTTCCTCACCATACACAGCACTGTCTGGAAACTGTTTTTCAATCGCTTTTATTACCATTTCTTTCAATATTTGTAAAACTCCCTTTTCCATATACTCCCCCCTTATGCTATACTTTCTCTTTTTAAAGCAATTTCATTATGTGTGTCATAGTCAATCATTTCTCCAGTGCAATAAAACACTAAATTTTCGCCATATTCCTGTTGCACTTCTATTTTGCTTCCTGCCAATATCACATATTCTTTAGGGAATAATAATATGGCATCATATACTATTTCTGAGGGTAAAACAGTATTCTTCACTGCTGTTTTTACATTTCTGCAAAGTCTGCAAGGCATTTCTGTTATTTGTTCTGCTTCTGTTATGAGCGTTTCCCCCCAATCTGTTTTTTGTTCTTGCCATACTGTCACAAAACACTTTTGTTTAAAAAAACGCTCAATATCTTTTTTAATATTTTCTATACTATCCCCTCCTCTTTCCCCTTTGCAACTACATTCACAAAAGTAAAATTTTATAGTATGCTTTTTATTCAGTCACCACTTCATACAGCGAAATTTATCCAATTCCTCAGAAAATCCTTTCAGCAATTCTTTTTTATTATCTTTCCAAGCATTGCTCTGATTTTGATATGTAATAGAAACATTTCCCTCTTGTATTGTTTTAATAGCAGTATTTTTGTGTGCTTGCTCATAATTTTCATTATCAAAAAGCAACATACTCATTTCAATACAAACATTTTCCAATTCATTTGGTATTTGCTGTATATTACAATATGCTTTCACAATGTCCATACTTCTTTGGCAAGCAAAAAGCAATACATCATCTGTTTCAGATTGTTGTTCATCATTATATTTTCGTAATTGTTTTATTTTTTCACAAATACCCTCTGCACTCACAATATCATATTGTTGCTCCATATATTATTCCCCTTCTGTATTTGGTGCTTGTCCATCAATATTGACATAAATACCATCCATAGCATTGTCAGTAATCCATAAGTCATGATATTTTCTGTAATCAATTTTCCAAGCATTTGCCTTTTGATTTGTCATAGGGTCAAATATTCTTGTCACATCTGTTTTAGAAACTGCAATAGGGGCATTTTTTACAGCAATAATCCAATTAATATCTTTTGCATCGCTTGTTGGTTCAAAACCGCCTTCTGTTTCACCTGTTGTAGTACCATCAAAAAATTGATATGCTGTTTTCAATCTAGCAGAAGGCACTCTAATAATAGGGCTTCCGTCAATATTTTTCACATTCAATGTCACATTTCCCTGTTGAAATGTACCTGTTTCCAGCATATGATTACTTGCCATATCTAATAAATTGGCTGTTTTAGAAGACATTGTGACAACAATTTCATTTTCATCTCCCACAATATCTTTTACGATTGTAATTTCCTCAAGCAATTTTTCAACAATAGTATCTTTTACTGGGTGATAATAAGAAACCTTTTTCATATCTTCAGCCAATTCTGCAATTTTGCTATAACGATATGCGTCAATTTCAGGTATCACTTTTGTTTTTTGGAACTGTCCCATAACATCACCAGCAACCGCTGCAAAATTTGTTTCGTCCACGTCCATGGCATCAATTTGGAATGTTCTGCCTCTGTCTTGCGTCATCAATCTTGTTTCATATGTCAATGTCACAGCACCTTGCACAAAACCATTATCTCTATCATATGTTCCTAAACCATTTAATTGTAATTTTGGTATTTTAACCTCATTTCCACCATTATACTGTATTTGACCGCTATTTTGTTCCATCCAGCCACTTGTTGCTTTTGCAACCAACTGTTCATCTAATGCTTTCACAAATATTTTTGCATATTCTATTGTATTAATACTCATATTATACCTCTCCTTTAATTATGTTTTATTATCTTCTCATTAATGCCTGTTCAAATTGTTTTGCTATGTCACTTTTTTTATCTGCTTTTTTATTAGTAGATTGATAACCAGTACCCTCTATTTTTTTGTTTTCACTTTGTTCCTCAAAAAGATAAGGCACTTCTTTTTTCAACTGTTTGATGTCCAATCCTTCCAGAGTATTATCATCATTCAGTGTAATACTTTCCAAATCTATCAGAGCAAGCAATGCCTTTGTATTTCTTGCTCCCTGTTGTTTCAAAAAGCACTCTACAACATATTTTTTCAATTTTTCATGATACATTTTTTCGAGTTCTTCTTTTTCATGATTCCATTCCATCATTTTTTGCTGATACTGCTGTTGATTTATGGTTTCCTGTTTGTCCTGTCTGTTCATCTGTATCATAATTTATCACCCTTTCTTTTTCCTGCCAAACGGCTTGTATTTCGCTATTTACATCCTGCACAAATGGATGTTGTGCAAGTAATGTTTTTTCGCTCACAATACCTTTTGATGCTGTAATCATATTCACCATTTCCATATCATCAGTAATGCTGTTTAAATTCAATTTGATATCTATGCTGTTCACATTATAATCTGTATCATTTTTTCTATTGCAGTCTTCCAGCAAAAACCAAAATAGTTGTTTTAAAGATTTTTTAATTTCAGGCACAATACCATTGATTTTTAAATTAAACATAGCATATTGAAATTTTAAAGAAACACCACTAGGAGCATTTCCCAAATTTTCGCTGTCTGTATCCACGCCCATACCGAAATGGAATATATCTTTTCTCAACAATTTTAGCCATTGTATTCTGCCCTCAATGGGTAAATGTACTTGTTTTGTTTCCACTTTTCCAGAAGAATCCGATATCTGCACAGCCCTGTTTACCTGTAATTTTTTTGCTATAGCGCTTGCTGTTTCTCCGCCATATCCTGCAATCACCCAATACAAATCTACCAAATCTAATAAACTGTTTGTACCTTCGCTACAAATCAAATCATAAGCATCTATTAAGCCCTTTATCATTTTTAAATCAGACAATTCTTTGCTGTTATTTCTAAGTGCTATAAAAGGTACTTTTCCCCAGCCATGTTGTTCTTTTTCTATTTCTTCCATATTTTCTTTAATAATTGTCCAGTGTCCTGTTGGCTTTTGTTCTTTTTGGTAAGTTCCATCACTTTTTTCTATGTAATATGTCACATCATTTTTTGTCCACCATTCCACTTTTTTTACTGCTTGTTCTTTGCCATTTTCCACAATATTAAAATAATAATATCGAATCACTTGCTCTATTTCTGTTTTATTTACAGAATCATAAAACACTATCAATTCTTCTGCTGGTACAACACAATATTGTAATTTTCCATTTTTGTCATAATAGACATGAACATATTCCACACCTTTATTAGATGCGCCGACAATCCATTCATATAAAACGCCATTAAATTTTTCATCAGCCAATTCAGATAATTGTTTTTCATATTTTTGTGTATGTGCATCATTTTCCCCTTTTACCAATATACTTGGTTCTTTTGCCACCAAATAAGAAACCTTTTGCTCCACAAGTACATGATGAAAAGGACACACCACATGATGATTACTCCTATTAGGATTGGAAAGCAATTTCATTCTTTCCTCCTGTTTTCCTTCTGGTGTTTGATATGTTTCAGAAAAATGTTTTACAGAAAAATTTTTTTGCAATACATCATGTTGACAGCAATAATATTTTTCTCCTTCCATCATTTCTTTTTTTATAGCGCTGTTCATATCATCTGCAATAATTGCTTTAATCAATTCGCTTTCATTTCCTTTGTGAACAGCTTCTAATTTTTGTTTCATCAATTCTATTTCTGTAATATACATTTGTTTTTTCCCTCCTTTCTGTTTGTTACATACTATCCTTTGTAATGAAGGAAAACGAAGTTTTCCTATTAAAGTTTTGTCCAACTTTTTCAAAAGTTGGTAGGGGTAGTGGAGAGAATCCCCACGGTTTTAAATGCTTTCAAGTGTGTTTTTGATGGGTGTTGAAACTTTAGTGGATATTTGACAAGAGAGAAACTTAGACAACGGGTTTTGTTCATTGAGGAACTTTTCACAAATGAAAAAATTCTTCCACACACCAACTTTTATGTTACTTTCACCATACGCATATCATACTCTCTAGCATAGCGAACGGCATCAATAGCATGATTACATTTATCAGGAAATTTAGATTTCCAACTACCATCGGTATCTTTTTCCAGTTCATACTCTACAAATTCTCTTGCTGTTTCAGGACATCTTTTTTCATCAATCACAATTTCCTCCAAACTTTGTAGCCACTTTATACCATAATTCACGCTATCAGGACCCTTTTTTGCTCCTATTATTCTTAAACCATAACTTTGCATTTCTGCAATAGATTTCGGTTCTGCACTGTCGGCAACAATCAAACCATTCTGCACATTTTCATTTTTTATCATTTCATATGCTTTATAATTACTCAATGCAGTCTGTTGTATTTCAAAATAGATATAAAGTTTTTTTCTTGTTTTATCATAATGATTCACTGTATAATGCAATGGGTCTACTGCATACCCCCAATCTAAGCCTCTTGCCACATTATCAAATGTTGCAATTTCTTTTTCTGTAATATCTCTCAACACTACATTTTGGAACACAGTTCCTTCTGTTCCGATTGCCTCTCCCATATACTCATGACGATATACATTCGGTTGCATTTTTTTAATATGTTCCGCTTCTAAAAAAAACTGCTCTCCCAGCCAGTCATGGGGTACTTTTTCATAAGTGCTATGATGTATATATTTGTCTTCTCTTTGTTTTTCACTTTCTCTGTTCACCCAATTTTTTTTACTTTTAGGGGGATTATAGGTATAAAACACAGCAAATTTTTTACCGCCTCTCATCAAAGACTGATTGATATTTCTAATTTCAGAAATATCAGAAAATTCATCTGTTTCTTCATACCATATATATTTAATATATCCTTTTCGGCATTTTATAGATTTTATTTTTCTAGGATTATCCGCCCCACGAAACAATATTTTTTGTCCTGTTTTTTTGTATGTAATTTCCAAAGGTGATGATGTTTTTCCTTCCCATTGTTCTTCCACACCCAATATAGAAATTGCCCACCATATTTGTTCAAAAACACTATCTTTCAAATGAATACCAATTTTTCTCAATACCACAGCATTCGCCTGTTCATATTTCATCATACCCAATATAATTTCCAATGACACAAATGAGGATTTTGTACTTCCTCTACCACCTTTGAGCCAATAGTGTGTATGTTTTTCTTCACAAATACTTTTATGCACATTATAAAATGGTTCTGCAATGAGTGAAGAAAGCTGAATTTTATTTTCTGCCATATTCACTACTTCCCTTTAACGATATCATCTACAATAATCACAGCATCATTTTTCAATTCTGGTTGTTCAAAAGTATTTTGTCGTTTTCCCAATAACTCTGCTGCTTTCATTCTGTCTTTCATAATAGAATCGCTTTTTTCAATATAAGCATCTCCCTTCATAACACTTGTCAAAAACTGCAATATTTCCTCATCATCAGCAATATTCTGTTTCTTTTTTTCTTTCAACTGCCTCATAATTTCTTTTTGTATGCGTTCTTGTTTTGACAATTTTTCTCCTGTTTGTTTTAAAAATCCTGCTTGTTCTGCCGCCTCAATATCGGATTTCCCTTCTGCTTTGAGACGGCAAAATACAATTTCTTTTTTGCTCAAATTTTCTTTCATAAATTTTCCTCCTTATGTTATGTATCATACTGATTAAAAAATCTCAAAAAGTCTCAAAAATTCATTTTTTTATTTTCATGATACTATCAATATATTCGGCAAAATAAATACTTATATTTTTATAAAAATGAACCATATACAGTATGAACTATAGTAGTGTCATAAAATGAAATATTTATTATTATTTATTTACATTTTTATTTGTGAAATTTATATATAAAACGAATAGAATTTATCACAGCAATATTTTTATATGACAGGTATATCAGAAAGGAATATAATATCAAAGCATTTTTATGATTGATATTATTTTTATTATGCATCATGCAACAGCTTTTTGTTTTCTGCAAATCAATATCAATTTATCTAATATCAAATCATGGTCACGAAAACACTTTGCTCTGCTTTTATGTGTATTCAATGCAATATAATCGTATTGATGTCCTTTTTGATATCGTAATTTCAAAAACATTTGCTCATCATAATTCAGTTGTTCAATATATCTTTCCATTTCAGAATACTGTTTCATTTCTTTACATATATATTCTTCCATTTTGTTTACCTCCATTTCATATAATTGTTTTGCCTCTATAAAACAATCTGCATCTTTTTTCCCCAAAAAAGGTACATTTTTTTCTAACATCAAATAATTTTTTATTATCATTTGTAATTTTTCAATTTCTCTTTGTTTATTTCTACAAAATTCAACTGTTCTTCCCCATCTAAACAGTTTTTGTTTCATTTGTCTTCTTTCCTCCTTTGTAACATTATTTTTAACCTTCTCTTTCATAATAAAATACTCCTCTTTTTCACTTTGTTAACTTTTTTCACATATTCATCATAGCACACTCCTTACAATAGACCCATTTATCATATGATATCACTTTTATAATATCAGTACATATGTTCTTTGTCAATAAAAAACAACACTTCATACATTTGCCTTTTTTGCAGTATCATGTTACACTATTAACAGTAAAATCAAATATATACTATGTCTATATCAATAGAATACTATAAATACCATTGACAGCATAATGAAGAAAGGAGTACCCGCCTCTATGTTTCAAAAAAACCTTTTTAGAGAACAACTCATCAAACTAATGAACGGCAAAACAACAATAGAATTTGCAGAGCAAACGGGTTTTAATCGTACCTATCTATCAAAATATCTCAATTTAAAATTGGACAGACCACCCTCTCCACGTTTGCTTCAAGCCATAGCCAGTAGCATTGTTCCCTATGAAGAACTACTCATATCATGCGATTATATACAAAGTGAAAGTTTACCAAAAAACAATACCATTATCAAACTGCCCATTATTGGCTCTGTTCATGCGGGAAACCCTACTTTTTCAGAGGATTATATAGAAGGTTATGAATCCATAGACATATCAGAATTAAACCCTTGTTATGATTATATTTACATTCGTGTAGAAGGAAATAGCATGATTAACGCGCGCATACATGATGGTGATATTGTACTGGTAAGAAAGCAACCCGATGTAGAAAATGGTGATATTGCTGTTGTTGTAATAGATAATGAATCTGCTACACTAAAACGAGTATTAAAAAAGGAGAATATACTTGTTTTGCAACCAGAAAATCCTGCATATTCCTCCTATATTTTTTCAGGAGAAGAACAAAACCGTGTGCGTGTAATTGGTAAAGTAATACACGTTAAATTTGTCCCTGTTTAATCACGTAAATCAACTTTTATTCGCCGTAGGCTATTTAAAGTTTTTTGTCAAACTTTTTTTCAAAAAAGTTTGCAGGTGTGGACAGAGTCCACAAATAAAAAATCGATTTGTATCATTGTATTTTATTGGAGGAACTTTTTTATTTGTTGTTCTTCTTCAAAAACACACTTATAAACTTTTGCCAACTTTATATAGGAAATCTTCTTTTTTCTTATTACAAATAAAATTTTATTTCATTTTTTATTAAATTTCTATTTTCATAACAAAAATATGCACAAAAACAGAAGGAGATAGAAGTCCATTTTCTTCTATCTCCACCTTTTTACCTTTTTGGTATAACCAGTGTTTGCCCGCAGATAATTTTGTTACTATCGTTTATACCATTCGCCTGCATAATATCTTTTATGCCTGTACTTGTCCCATAAAATTTATTGCTGATATACCCGAGGCTGTCCCCTTCTTCCACAACATAAGTAGCAAGTACTTTATTTTTTTCTTCTTCCGCCTTTCTTTTTTGTTCTTCTGCGGCTTTTCGTTCTTCTTCCTGCTTTTGTCGTGCTGCCTTTTCTTCTGCCTCTTTTCTCAGTTGCTCCTGCTGTTCTGCTCTTTGTGCTGCAAATACCATTTGTGTTTGCGCTTCTTCTAGCTGTTCCGCCATAGCATAGTAAGAATTTTGCACAGTAGCGATTTCTGTTTCCAGCTTTCTGACTCTACTGATATTATTCAACAAACTAACCCCCATAAAAAGACAAGCAATACATAATATACTGCTGACACCAGCAAGCATGGTTAATCTGCTGCGGTTTTCTTCTTCTGCTTCTTTCGCCCTTTTTTTCAATACACGCCTAATTTCTTTTGCGGCGTCCATTCTTTCTTCTGGTGTAGGGCGTTTCTTTTGTTTATTATCTTCTCCTTTCTCTGTATTTTCTGTTTGTTTTTCCAACCGTGGACGCACTAAGCTATTTTCTAGCATATATTCCTGCATTTCCTGATTTTTTTCATAATAAATGAAATATCCCTTTGCAGGACGCAATCCTGTTTTTTCTGCATTATGTATAAAAAAGGTATCCAGCTTGTCCAATGAATCTATGACAAACAATACCTGCCACGGTTCTTTAAAATATTCTTTGTGGAATGTTTCATCTTTTGCCATTAAAAAAGTGCCGAAACTGGGTTGTGTATGTACCCACCCCACAAGACACAGTCCTTTAAAATAATGCTGCATTTGTCCATTGATATATTCCCATGTTTCATCTGTAAAACTTTCCATACCTTTTTGTTCTTTTGTATTTTTAGCCTGTATTGCACCACTAATAATAATATTTTGCTGTCCATCTATCACAATGCGCTTTCCAGCCAAAGCGGCAAGTTTTTCTTTATTTCCTCCGCTTCTAGCATATTGATACAAATAGGTATATACATAATCTTCTACATATATTTTAATATCATTTTCTATAGAGCCTATTTGTTTAATATGGGAGGGAATGGTAATATTATCCTCCTCACCAACAGCGCTATATAAATTGCTGTCATCATTAAAAAGATACTGCATTTTTTTGTTACCTCCTTGCTGCGTTTTAGGATATACACAATATAACATGACTTGTAACAGAAATTTGTCAAAGCTTGTCTGCTTGTACCTTTTTTTATATACAAAAATATTACTTTTTTCGTCATATTATTCCCCTTGTTTTTTAGAGCTAACAGCATTTGCTGTTATTTTTATGGCTTTTTCTTTTGTTTTATTCATACTATTACATATTACAAGCTAAATGCGAAAATCCCACCCCTAAAGGGGTGGTATGAAAGCATTTTTTTTATTTCAATATTTGATTAGTATATGTTAATATTGCTTTTATGAACAAGAAATGGTATAATAAAACCATGAAAATAAAAGGTTTTGACGCGAGCCTTATACTATCGCTAATGGATACAATGGTATCTTTGATAGTGAAAGTCTTAATGAAGTAGATTAGTTTTATATGCTTTCGAGTATATTTAGAAGTTTATGTAATTAAGAACCCCATGCCTTTAGGCGTGGGAGTGTCAGTTAATGCTATCAAAATATAATAAAAAAAGAAGGGACTTTCTCCCTTCTATACTACTTAAATAAACATCTTTTCCATACACGCTTTTTTGATATTTTGTAATTTTTCCACCTTTCTCTGATGAAGTACAATAAGTTTGTCAAGTTGTTTGAAATATTCTCCAATTTGAATCTGTTCTTCTATATTAGGAATAGGAATTTTAATTTCCATCATTTTATTTTTTGATATATTGTACCTTGAAATTCCTTGTGCTAAGAAAGTTATTTCTTTTCTTATAGAAGAAGAACGCAACATATAAGCGAGGTAATAAGGATTAAATAGTTTATTTAGTCTATATCCAAAACAAAAGCTATTAAGATATATATTTTCACTGTTTTCAAGCCATACACAAGACATTCCAACCTCTTCTGGTGTTTCTGATGAAGTAGTAAAAAGAATATCTCCCATAAGAACTTTGTTTTGTTTGTCGTCAATTTCTACAGATTCAAGCATATCTGATGAACCAATAGGATTAGAAAATACATTCATATATGTTATAAATTTCCCTTCTCCGTGTCCGAAATCATCTTTTGATTTTCCTGATAATCCTGTATAAGTACTTCCTACCTCTCCTAATTTACGCCGTTCCCAATCTCCAGTAAATCCAGTAAATCTAATTTCTGGAACATTTGAACCATTTTTTGGAAACATTTTTTCAAGCATAGACTTTTTGATATTGTTCAATTTGTCATACTTTTTCTGATAAAGTGTAATAAGGTTGTCAAGATTACAGAAGTATACACTAATTTGTTCTTTTTCACTATTAGAAATAGGTATCAACAGATTTTGATTTTTTAGTTCACTAGCTTTTATTAGTGG